TCTTTTGCTTCCACAGTCGTGTGCTGAAGTTTGCACCGTTAAAAGGGTATTTTATTAATTCTTCTATTGTTGCAGGGTTAACTTGAGAAAACTCCGCGTGGAATCCCTTGTAAACATCAATGTTATACCATGTTCGATAATATGAATCAGAATATACTTCTTTCAGAAGTTCTTCTCCCTTATACTGATATTCAATACCATATAACTGCTGCAGAATAGCATCTATTTGTTTTTCAAGCGCCTGATATCGTGTTATCCTGGCCTTTATAGACATATTATTAAGCTCAAGATTGTATTTACCCATATTCTCATAAGCTTTATTAATAAAGTCCTGCAGTTCCCCTATTTCAGTTTTACTTAACATCTTTTGCGCTTCAGCATATGTAACTTTATTTTCATTAGCATATCGCACATAAAAGTCATTAATGACTCCTTGAATTTCTTTTTTTGCTTGTTCAAATGCTTTTTTAAGGCCTTTGTAATATTCATTTACTTTCTTCTCACCAGCAAGGTATTTAAGTTCCTGCCGTTTTTCCCAATATGTATTACCAGGCATCATTCATCACCATTTTCCCCAGTTTCGTCAAACATATCTGTTTCCTGCAACTTACTCTCTTCATCAATTTGCTTCAGCTCAGATTCAACGTCCTCCACCCACGGATGATTAGCAACTATTGTTTTATCTGATATTATACCTTTGCTGTTCTGGCAGTCTGCTATAGCTTGTGATTCATTAATAGCGATATCTCTATTGAACACTATTGTTATCTCTTTATCTGATACAGGTTGATTTGTTATTTCCATGTACATGTTTACAAAATACAGCAGTTGCTCAAATGCCCATTTAAAGTTGTCTTCCATGGCATTGCATTTTAGATCTAATCCGGAATACATAAATTTCAATGCTATTCCTGAAGGACTGTTACCAAGCTTATCTGAGCTCTTGTCAACACCTTGGCCGAAATCGTATATATCTTTTTTAAGTGTTTCGTAATGTTCTTTCGCTGCTTCGATGTTTATTGTGCTTTCAATCTTGTCCAGTCCTCCATCTTCATCAAGTTTTACTGCTCTATAATATGCTAAATCTCTCATAAATTCACTTAAGCTTTCGCCGCCATAACCTCTAAGAGCAAATATTATATTCTTAATGTCTTCCAACTCATTGGCTATATCGGACCTTGTCAAGTCATAATTATCTACAAGTGTCTTAACAAATTGCAAATCCGGTAATTCCATATCATTATTTTTAAATGGAATGAATGGCACTCTGTTCCAACTACCTGGTTCATTGCCAACTTTAAAATGCCCTTCATAAGAATTTTCTTCATCCAAATACATTTCGGCATCCAGGATTACTTCACCATTTTGCATAACATAGTAATCTACTGTTTCAGAAGTCCAATATTCAATTTTTGTAACTATCTTCTTTTCTTTTCCCTCATAAGTTTCTACGTCATAGTAGCGTATAAAAGCCTGCAATTCCTCATGATCATTGTCTATCCAGACAGGTATACACTGTTCAGAAGGTATTTTCATTGTTTTGAAATTACCATCTGCATCAATATATACATGAAGCCAGGCAATACCTTTATTACTTGCTTCTGTCCCCAATTGAGCAAATTTCTTTTGAAATCTCTTGCCCAGCGTATCACTTACTGCTTTTAGGTAGTTCTTATCATCACAAATTAATGTATATGGCTTAACCAATAGATAATTCACTTTGTCATCTACCAGAGTATGCATAAACCCATGAGCCAGCTTATTATTAGTCTTTGTTTCATCTACTACTGGCTGTTCATCTTCATAGCGAATCATCTTTCGCTCAAGTATATCATTCTCCACCTTGTAGTATTTCTCACCTTTAATCATTAACTGGCGTTCCGGAGAAGTATTAAACTCATCTATGAATATTTTTATAATTTCCTCTGTTGTAAGAATGTTAATACTATTATTGAATACCATTGTTTCACCTCAATATCTTTATACTCGCTTGTCTCATATCATCTTCAAGTGCATATCTAACAGCATCTATTGTATGATTGTCTTTATCAGGATAAGTGCTTATGACTTCACCGTTTTTGTCTGTTTCAAGTGCATAATTTATAAATTCCTTTGCAGCTCTCGGACATCTCTCTGGATCAATTATTATTTCTTCGATTTCCTCTGATAAAAACTTAATTCCATAGTCAACGGAATCAGGTCCTTTTTTGGCTCCTTTTATTCTCATCCCATAGCTTTTTAACTCAGCTATTGACTTTGGTTCAGAGCTGTCTGCAATAGTCATATGCGATGTATGTTCATTAATGCTGTTATGTAACTTTCTATTTGATATTTGTAACCCACTAAATTCATAAAACAAATACAATTTTCTTCTTGTTTTATCATAATGCATTTTTTCAAAGGCTACTGGATCTGCTGCATATCCAAAGTCAAGGCCCTGCCTAATTCTATCAAACACTTTAATCTCTTCATCTGTGATTTTCCTGAGTGTAACGTTCCTGAATATTTCAAGACCTGTTCCGGTTTCTTCACCGAGGTATTCATGCCGGTATGCCATCTCATTTGTTTTTTCCAGGTGCTTAGCTTCCACCAAGAATATGCTACCTAACCATTCAACCGGTACCGATCTGTAATCCGAATGATGTACAAGTCTTCCTGCCTTTTGTATTTTTGCTTCCTGGTTCACCCATGACCTGGAAGACTTAGGCGGGTTGTATGTATAAAAAACTATAAACTTTTCCCCACCACGCATAAGCGATTGATTGATAGTTCTTATTTCTTCAGGTCCATAAAATTCGTCTAACTCTTCATACCAAATATATTTTATGTAGCCTTTCTTTACTTTGGTTGACTTTATCTTCTTAGGCTTATCGGCTCCCCGGAATAATATTTTTTGGCCGGTTGGTAAGTATACCATTTCCATAGGAGACTTTGTGCATTTCCATTTATCAGATACACCCAATTTGTCAATTGCCCATTCCAGTTGTTCATAAACACTATCTTTAAGAGTATCCTTTACTTTTCTTAATGCTACTGCATTAGTATATTCGCTTTTCTGGGCATCTCTCATTATACCAAGTATAATCTCAACACTAGCAAACGTGGATTTAGTAGACCCACGACCACCCTTAAGCATATACTCGGTGTATAGGTTTTCTTTTATAGCTTTATGGACGCAATAAAAAGAAGGTGCGATTAATCCAGATAATTTAACCTTCATCATCATCACCTTCTATATCATCAATTATAGTTACTTTTTCAACACTGTCCGGAATTTTTGTCTGAGTTTTTAAAAGCTCCAGCTTCTTTTTGTCATATTCAATTTTGTGTTTATCCATCGGATTCATCAGGAAGTATCTATTTAACCATTCTAATGACTTACACCGGTCAAGCAGCTTAATACTTATACCCTCTCTACCTTCCTTTACCTCTTTTATGAGTTGCGTATCTACTTTTGATGAATCTTTTAGCCTAACTACATTAACCTTCTTAGTTACTTGATTGCCTTTTTTATCTACCACCGGTCCGAATATCCCCATTACCGGTACCTCTTCTTGACCAAATGAAACATAATCGCCAATGTCAGCAAATGCAACCCTCATATGGAACTCTACCATGTCTTCTTCGCTGACTGCTATCTGCTGCATCTTAAGTTCTTTTAGCCTTTGTATTTCTTCTCTAACCTTAACATTTCTTAACAGTTCTGACCCTTTTACCATAGCTGATTCATAACTGCATCCGTATGCTTTTAAATAACTTTGTGTTGCATTAAATGACTTAACATAGTACAAACAAAAAAGCCTTTGCTTATCAGTTAAATCAGGATTTTCAATTACCTGTTCAACCTCTTTCGCAATAGGCTCTTTTTTTACGTTCTTTTTATTGGAACGTTCCATATTTTTTAGGAACGTTCCGTTTAATTTTTGTTCCCATTTATCTTTATTCTTCCATCCCCGGATAGTACCAGGTGGAAGATTTAATTCTTTTGCTATGGCGATTAAATCAATATTCCCGTTATGCTGTCTATATATTTCAAATGCTTTATCTCTTTCTGGACTTCTTTGCTTTGGCATAACTACATATTCACCACCTCACCTCATTCATGTTTGTTTTTATATAAGAAAAAAGAGCCTTTAGGGCTCTACAGATTATCCTGTTCTGAATTGCTTTCAATAAAAAACTCCATGAAATCTCTTCCAAACTTGCTAATTATAAAAGTATCATGTTTTTCTATATGTTTAAACCTTTTAAGATCAGCTTTCTTCCCTTTAGAAACCTTCTCTAAAAAATCTTGCATAATTAATAAATTAGTATATAAATCATCTTCTCTTTTTTCTCTTTTTGTTGTTAATAGGCCCATTCTAACAAGTTTTTCCCTAATAGAATCATATTGCTCATACTCTATTCCAAACGTTTGTAATATTTCTATATAGGATCTAGGTACCGGTTCATAATATAGCTTAAGAACTGCGATATCTACAATTCGTAAACTTTTAAGTGTATCATAATAATAAAGTACAAAATCTTCTTTTATATCTTTTATTGAAGCAAGATTTATAAATCCATTAACTATATACTTTATTTTTTCTTCCTGTACTTCATCAATAACATAATCAGTCACAATCCCAAAATACTTCTCAGAAAATTCTTTATATTTTTCTGGTTCTAATTTAATCAGCTTTTCTTCTAAGTCATTTACTCTTTTTTTAGTCTCAATCATAAATCTTTCCAGCATTCTTTCGGCTCTTTTTTGTTTGTAGGCTAACATCGCACTAGTCACCCCTGGAAGTAATGTACCTGTAAAACCTTCAATAAACATCGATGAAACTATATCTATGGTTGGCTGCGCTGCAATATCAAATATATCTTCTACCTTTTTCTTAATATCCATTAAAATCATCACTCCCTTTCCAGCTATATTCGCTGAAAAAGGAGAAAACCCCTGCACAAATTTGTAAATAATTTTATCCTTAAAAACCCCTCTATATATACATAAAAAACGGCCAAAAGTTGCCCAAAAAAGGCAACTTTCTTAAAAATAATTTTTTCTTTCCTCTAATTTCTTTATTGCACGCTTTAATATTTTATACACACTTGATTTATTAATACCAAGTATATCAGCTATTTCCGGCATTCTTTTCCCTTCTATATAGTACATTTCCATAACTTGTTTCTGGCGTGGTGATAATACTAAAACCATTGCTGTAGAAAGATATTTTTTCATCTTCTCCCGTTCCTTCATATTCGTCGAAGTCTTCATAGTAAATGGGTTCACTGTATATAAATTTTCTTGATTTGCGTCTATTAAGTGTGTATTTCTCACTTCTCCACCAACTCCTATCATAATAATGTTCTATCTCTTTTGCCACTTCCATAGTTTCTCGCTGCATAATTTTTAAAAGTTTCAATCTTTCATTTAGTTCTATTAAATCAGGGTCTTTAGTGCGCCTAATTAAAAACTCTTTTAGATTCTCAAGCTCATTTATTCTTTTATTTAGTGCCTGTACAGATTTTCTATATTCATCTGCTAGCTCTTTCACACTAAGACCCCCTTACCTTCTCAATTCTTGCTTTAACTGCTGCCATCAATGCCTCTTGTCCTGCGGCCTTAGTTTGTAATGCCTCCATAACGTCCTCATCTATGGTATCTTCAGCTACCAAATGGTGTATTATTACACTTCGCTGCTGCCCTTGTCTATATAATCTTGCATTAGCCTGCTGGTATAACTCCAGGCTCCAGGTTAATCCAAACCATACAATCACATTACCGCCATCCTGTAGATTTAATCCATGGCCGGCCGATGCGGGATGCACTGCAAGCAGTTCAATTTTTCCGTCATTCCAATCTGCTATATCTTTATTTCCATCAACACCTTTTCTTAAAATTCGGCATTGTGGAAAACGCTTGTGTATACGTTCCAAGTCATGCTTAAAATTATAAAAAACTAATACAGAATGTCCGTTTGCAGCTTCCAGAATATCCTCTAAAGCATCAAGCTTTGCATTATGAATTTCCTGAACTCCTCTATTCTCATCATAAGCGGCACCATTAGCAAGTTGCAATAATTTATTTGATAATACTGCCGCTGTATTAGCTACAATATCCGCATCTACCATAGGAAGTAATAAATCTCTCTCAAGCTTTTTGTATTTGGTCTTTGCATCAGGACTTAGCACCACCGGTACAATATTATCAATGCATTCAGGCATCTCTATCCAATCATCAGCTTTCATACTAATGCAAATATCAGAGATTTTTTCAAATATCGCAGTTTCTGATTCTTTTTTTGCCTTCCAGTCATAAATAATATGACCGCTACGTGCACCAGGAATAAAATACCTATCCCGAAACCCTGTTATAGTCTTACCAAGTCTCTCTCCTTGGTCTAATAGATATATCTGACTCCATAAATCCATCAACCCATTTGGTGTCGGTGTGCCGGTCAATCCGATAATCCAGTTTATCATTGGTCTTACTCTCCGAAGAGCTCTAAATCGCTTTGCTGAACTTGATTTAAAGCTTGATAACTCATCTATTACAACTGTATCAAACGGCCATTTATTTCCGTAATAGCTCACCAGCCATTCAACATTTTCACGGTTAATGATGTATAAATCAGCTTCTGCTCTTAATGCCTGCTCTCTTTGCTTCCTGCTACCAAGGATTTTTGATATTTTTAAATGTTTTAGATGATCCCATTTTTGGCTTTCCCGGCTCCATGTATTTTCTGCTACTCTTAAAGGTGCAATTATTAGTATTTTTGCAGTATCAAACATGTCGTATAACAAGATATCAAGTGCTGTTAATGTTATAACGGTTTT